ACTCTTCAAAGAGGCTGGAATCGATTTGCCGGTACCTGTAAGACGCCCACGTCCAAGACAGCAAAAATTAAATTTCCAAGAATCATTACTAAAAAACTTTTCTAAAGATTTGGATAAATTAACTAAAATTTAATTTAACCAAAAATACCCTTAAAAAAGTATATTTACCCACAAAGGTGATAAATACTATTGACACTCTGAGAAAGTATGTTATACTCTTTCATGTGTTAGTCACATAATTATGTGTGGCGACTATTAAAAACAAAGACCAACTTAAGGAAAATATATAATGGCATCATTAGCAGAAATTCGTGCACGTATTGCGGCACAAGAAAATAAATCAAACAACACTGGTTCAACTCAGCAATCAGACAACTCAATCTACCCCCACTGGAATATGGATGAAGGCGCAACAGCGACTATTCGTTTCTTGCCAGATGCAGATCCAAAGAATCAATTCTTTTGGGTAGAAAGACAAATTATCAAACTTACATTCAATGGTGTAAAAGGTGATCAAAACGTAAAGCAAATTCAAGTACAAGTTCCTTGTATTGAAATGTATGACCCTTCACTTTCTTGCCCAATATTGGCAGAAGTTCGCCCATGGTATAAAGATGAATCATTGAAAGAAATGGCTAACAAATATTGGAAGAAACGTAGTTATCTATTTCAAGGTTTTGTTCGTCAAAATCCTATCGCAGAAGATAAAACTCCTGCAAATCCAATTCGTAGATTTATCATTAGCCCACAAATTATTCCTCTTATCAAAACAGGTTTAATGGATCCAGAGCTACTAGATTTACCAACAGACTATACTAAAGGTCTTGACTTTGTTATTCGTAAAACAAGCAAAGGTGGTTATGCTGATTATGGTACAAGCGGTTTCGCACGCCGTGAATCAGCACTAACAGATACAGAACAATCAGCAATTGATAGTTTTGGTTTGTACAACTTATCTGACTTTTTGCCAAAGCGTCCCGGTGATGCTGAGTTGCGCATTATGAAAGAAATGTTTGAGGCATCAGTAGATGGTCAACCATATGACTTAGAGCGTTGGGGTAATTATTATCGTCCATATGGTCTAGCAGCACCAGAAGGTGTAACAACAGATAAACAAACAAGTGTAAATGATTCACATAATATATCTACACCTGTAAATACACCTGTGATGGATGACGAACCAGAAGCAACTACATCTCCAGTTGTAGTTCCTAAAGCAGCAGTTAGTACAGACAAAGCACAAGACATTCTAGCAATGATTCGTGCAAGAAGTGCTAAAACACAAGCCTAATAGGAAAATAGGGAACGACAGTTCCCTATCTTAAGGAGATCAATATATGACAATGCCAGATGAAAGATACCGTGCCATTAAGCAAGGTAAAAAACTATTAGAAGAACTATGTGATCCTGGTAAAACACCTAGGGTACCAAGCATAGTACGTGACAGAGCGAGAGGTGCATTACGGCATTATCCAAGTGATTATGATTTGGATGCCATGGCAACACAATGTCCCGATCTACTAGACAAACAACCATTTAGCGTGTATACTAACAATGTGCACAGATGATATATATAAAAAAAGAGAGAAATAGATGAAACCGTTTGATATAGGTAAATTTAGAAAAGAAATAACAAAAAGCATTGAAGGACTAAGTATTGGATTTAATGACCCTACTGATTGGATATCTACAGGAAATTTTGCACTTAATTATCTTATTAGTGGTGATTTCAACAAAGGCGTGCCTTTGGGTAAAGTTACTGTATTTGCTGGAGAAAGCGGTAGTGGAAAAAGCTTTATTTGTTCAGGAAATCTTGTACGACATGCACAAGAACAAGGAATCTATGTGGTGCTCATTGATTCGGAGAATGCATTAGACGAAAAATGGCTACATGCATTGGGAGTAGATACAGATGAAAGTAAATTGTTAAAATTGAATATGGCTATGATTGATGATGTAGCAAAAACAATTACAAAATTTGTATCAGATTATAAAGCAATGCCACAAGAAGATCGTCCTAAAGTATTATTCATTATTGATAGCTTGGGCATGATGTTAACACCCACTGATGTGAATCAATTTGAATCAGGTGATATGAAAGGTGACATGGGTCGTAAGCCCAAAGCACTTGCCGCACTTGTTCGTAATTGTGTTAACATGTTCGGTAACTTGAACATTGGTTTAGTAGCAACCAATCATACATACGCAAGTCAAGATATGTTTGATCCTGATGATAAAATTTCAGGTGGGCAAGGCTTTATCTATGCAAGTTCTATTGTAGTCGCTATGAAGAAATTAAAACTCAAAGAAGATGAAGATGGTAACAAGATTAGTGAAGTACGTGGTATTCGTAGTGCATGTAAGATTATGAAAACTCGCTATGCTAAACCCTTTGAAAGTGTGCAAGTTAAGATTCCATACGAAACAGGCATGAGCCCATACAGTGGTTTGCTTGATATGATTGAAAAAGCTGAACTTGTTAAGAAAGAAGGTAACAGTTTAGTGTATACTACATTGGATGGTGAAATCATTAAGAAGTTTCGCAAAGCGTGGGAAGCAAATACAGATGGTTGTTTAGACACAGTTATGGCTGAATATGGTCAAAAAGTAAATCCAGTTACAACCACCGAAGAAGTAGCAGAAGAGGTAAATTAAAATGAATGATATTAATTTTGTAGCAGAAGTATGGGACACATTAAGAGGTCATATTGATTTGAATGATCGTAGTGATGCGGCCGATTCATTAATTACATTACTAATTGAAAACAATTATGAACCAGACGATATCAAAGATGCATTTCGTGGTGATAAAGATATTGGCATTGCACTAAAGTATTATGCCGATCAACACGATCTTGAAGAAGATTATGACGAAGAAGATGATTTGGACCATGACGAAGATTGGAACTAAATGTCTAATTGGTATACAAGGGTTAGCGGTGACTTATCGCTAATACCTGACTTCATCACACACTATGAATCAGAATTAGTATTGGCTAAAAAAGATGTAGGTATACATGGCAATCTTGAAAAGAATATATCATCATTGCCGGGTATAACTGAACAACGATTTTATCAATTGCAAGAAATTGAGGCTGTGCTTAATTATCTCAACATTCAATTGAGAAAGATTCGCCGTAAGTGGTTTCAAAAATATTTAGAAGCATACAATAGACAGCTTACTAGCCGTGATGCTGAAAAATATGTAGATGGTGAACAAGAAGTGATTGACTATGAAACTCTAATAAACGAAGTAGCATTGTTGCGTAATCGTTGGTTAGGTATCATGAAAGGTCTAGAGAGTAAAAATTTTATGTTGGGTCACAATGTTAGGCTTAGAACAGCCGGAATGGAAGATGTTTCATTATGAATAATACAATGATTGGTAGTGGTCATAGCTCTAGTATAGCACTAAATCAAGTAACTTTTGGTACTGGTTTAGGTATAACTACGAACCCTTTTTCTCACGGCATTACGCTCGGTACCACTGATAGATTCAATGGTACTAGTTTTAATTTGCATAATGAGAATTATAAAAAATATGAAATTTATGAACTCAATGAAGACTTGTTGGTACTAAGTTGTGTTGCAAAAAGACTAAGAGAAACTAAAAAATCATGTGTTTCAAATGATAACTATCTACTACTAAACTCTATATTCTTTAGAGAAGTTTCACCCGAAGATAGAAACAAAGCTGAAATCATACGAGATTACTATAGTAAAAAAATTATGATGCTAAAGTTGAAAGGAACAAAACTCACACAATTTAGAGAAGACTTGAACAAGTTTATACACGGTGATGGAACTAAAGTAACTGAGAATTTCTTTCAGTTAGTATATAGATTGCCTGACTTTTATGAGTATGATACTGGATTTGAAGATATCTATAAAAAAAGTGAATGTGAACTAAAGATAGAGACACCACCCACTATAGAAAATTTCATACTAAAACCAACTGGTAAATTGCACAAAAAGACAAAAGCAAATAAAACAACAGAGTATTGGTTTAAGACACAATATAATATATTGGCAATGATAGCAGTTGAACCAAAAAATGAATTACTTTCTATATGGGATCACCTTTTTGAAACTAAAAGTATTATGAAAATCAAAGGTAAAACTTTTGTTAAACACATTGATGAAAATGAATACTTAAGTATTAAAAAGTGGGAATTAACCGAAATTTGACAATAAAACGGTTCTTTGCTATAATACATGTATTGATTGATTAAAGGAGTTGAATATGTCAAAAGTAGCAAATCAAGTTGAATTTAAGACTGCATTGAATGAGTTTGATGCCGTTACATTAGAAAAGTATAGCTATGCATTTACTGCAGGTTATTACAATTCTTTGTTAGGTGCTATGTTTAATGAACTTCCTGCAACAAAGCAAAAGTTGTTTTTAAGTCAAATTACTAGAAGTGTTGTATCTTTACAACACGAGTAATTTGACAATAAATGGGTTCTTTGCTATAATACTTGTATTGATTAACACACAGGAGCTTTTTGATGACTACAGTTTCAGTTAAATTTGGTGAGTATCGCAATCAAGCAGTTGTTAACAAAAGTTTTACCTTAGTTAAAGGGTTTCAAACAGGTAAAAAAGGTGGGTATGTTACAGTCAAAAATGACGGTAACTTTCCGCAAGTTAGTATTGAAAACGTGAAAATCAAAGTAAACAGTATACATGACATTGAATTTAAAGAAGGGGTAGATATGACACAGACAGTTGAATTTAAAACAAAAACAGTAGCAGTTACAGAAACTGATGAGCAAGCAATGGACCGTATTGCAACACGATTTGCAGTACTTGATGAAATGTCAAAAGCGGCTATTAATGGTGACATTCGTGCTATGATTGTCTCAGGCCCCCCAGGTGTAGGTAAGAGTTATGGTGTTGAGTTACAATTGGAAAAAGCAAGCATGTTTGACAAGCTTGCAGGTAAAAAAGTTCGCTTTACAATTGTAAAAGGTGCAATGACTGCATTGGGTCTCTATGCACAATTGTATAAATACTCCGATAGTAAAAACGTATTAGTGTTTGATGACTGTGATTCAGTTTTTCAAGATGACTTGGCATTGAACATTCTTAAAGCGGCCCTTGATTCAGGCAAGCGTAGAAAAATTTGCTGGAATAGTGATTCACGACTATTAAGACAAGAAGGTATCCCTGACAGTTTCAACTTCAATGGTAGTGCTGTGTTCATCACAAACTTGAAATTCTCAAGTATCAAAAGCAAGAAATTGCAAGATCACTTAGAGGCACTTGAGTCACGTTGTCACTTCTTAGACTTGACAATTGATAGTGAGCGTGACAAGTTGTTGCGCATCAAGCAAGTGCATAGGGATGCTGACGGTGGTTTGTTCAAAGACTACGATTTTGATGGCACACAACCTCAAGAAATCTTAGAATTCATGGAACAAAATCTTCCTAGACTACGTGAATTGAGTTTGCGTATGTGTTTGAAAATTGCAGACTTAGTTAAGATTAGCCCTACTAACTGGAGAAATCTTGCAGTTAGTACTTGTATGACTAGATAATTTACTTTTCTCCTAAAGAGTTTTATATAGGGACTTCGGTCCCTATTTTTTTACCTATATGCTTGAAATAGTAATTTTTTATGTTATAATGTTTGTATGAAACCTAGTACTAAAGAACAACTTATATTTTATATGTCCAATAAACTTAGCTTAGGTACATATGATAAAAAGTTTGTAAATAATATCCTTGGTAAACAACATATTACTACCAATCAAGCAACCTTGTTGGATAAAATTATTATACGTTATCATAAGCAATTTTTAAAAAATGAATTGAATAGTGAAGAACTAGTAAAACTGCCTTGGACAAAAGATCCTATACAAAGCTTACCTGAATATACTGAAAGTTATATATCTATACAAGAAGATACTATAATTTTAAAAACTCCGTATAATGCTAGCTATGTAAAAGAAATTAAAAAATTGCCTTACACACTTACATGGAATAAAACGGACACTGATAAGTACTGGTCAGTTGTATTCTGTACTGAAACATTAAAACAAGTTATAGATGTTACAGAAAAACATTATAGCAAAATTAACTATTGTGAAAAGATCAAAGAAATCATTAACTACCTTTCTTACTTTGAGGATTGTAAATATTGGAATCCAACACTGGTTTATAGAAATGATAGATACATGTTGTTTGCAGCAAATGAGCCTTTATACAATAGATTAACTGATGAATTGAATAACATAGATATACTTGCTATATCAAGGTTGGTAATGTTTGGTGTAAGCATGGATGAAAGTGTTAAACTACATCTATTAGATTTATTAAAAGATGAAGAAAAGGTAAACTTTATATTGTCATCCAATGTTGATATAGACATGCATGAGTTGGATTTGTTATTTGAAAATCTTTCTATCATTCAAAGTGATTTTGTAATTTTAGGACCAACTGTAACTCGCAAACTAAATGTAAAAGAAAAAATAAAAAATAAACTTGTTGAAAAAAATATTTCTTTTGCTTGGCTAGAGTCTAAAACTATAGCAGAAAGTTACAAAATAAATACCTCTGATTATAAATCAGTAGTATTCATAGATTTTGGTATCTCTACTTTCGTGAACTCACCTACACAAGTACCATGGTCTAAAAATATTAGACTTGTCAACAACACACCAATACAATTATGAAAACATGTAAGTTAATTATCAAAGATGAAGTGAATATAAAACTAGAGGGTTTAGAATTAGCCGAACGTAAAGCATTGATGAAAATGTTTGAATATGAAAAGCCAGGTGCAAGATATCTTCCTGCAGTACGTCTAGGTCGTTGGAATGGAAAGATAAGTTTCTTTAGTTTAGGTGGTAGTTCATACATGAATCTATTGCCTAAAATATTACCTGTATTAGATAATGCAAACTATGAAATTGAATTAGAAGACCTTCGTGATTATGTAACAAACTTTGAATTCGCTCAAGTGTCCGAGGATACGTTTAGTCACAAAAATTGGCCTAAAGGTCATCCTAAAGAAGGTGAGCCTATTAAATTGCGTGACTATCAAATTCAAATTGTTAATAACTTTTTAGAGAATCCGCAGAGTGTACAAGAAATTGCAACAGGGGCAGGTAAGACAATCATGACTGCCGCTTTATCATATAGTATAGAACAGTATGGTAGATCAATTGTGATTGTGCCTAATAAAAGCCTTGTTACACAAACAGAAGATGACTATAAGAATTTAGGTTTAGATGTGGGTGTATACTTTGGTGATAGAAAAGAATATGGCAAAACACATACTATCTGTACTTGGCAAAGTCTCAACAATATGCTTAAGAATACCAAGAGTGGGGAGGCTGAGGTAGAGATAGGTGACTTCTTAGAGGGGGTTGTTTGTGTAATGGTTGAT